TACAGCAATTAGAAAACATAAAATTGGAATTAACTTTATCAGGATATATTGATATTTATGCAGGACAAGTGATACAAGTTAATATTGGTGATGCTAGTACTGGTGGTAATAGAAATTTGGATCCATTATATTCAGGACATTATATGGTTACCGGATTGAGACACAAAATAGATAAAAATAAATATGAAGTGATTATGGAAGTGTCTAAGGATTCGTTCTAGGAGATAATATGAAAGGTTTAGATAAGTTTTGTTGGTGGTTTGGTGAAGTTGAGGACAGAGATGATCCTTTACAGATAGGTAGGTGTAGAGTTCGTATTTTGGGTTATCATACAGATAATAAACAGAAGATACCTACTAATACTTTGCCTTGGGCTTATCCAATGATGCCTGTTAATACATCTCAAAAGTCTGTTCCTGCAGGACTTGAAGTAGGAACATGGGTTTTAGGATTTTTTAAAGATGGTCAAAATGCTCAACAGCCAGTTATATTAGGAGCTACTAATTATGGATATGTGTCTGATGATGAAGTTAATACTCATCAATTGGCTCGTAATTACAATGTAGATACAACAAAGTTTTATCAGATTCGTAGAGAAAATTTAGATAGTTTTGATATTGATGGAGAGATTATAACTGAACCAACTCTTGAAGAATATTCTGAATATCCTTTAAATAAAGTAGAAGAAAGTGAATCAGGTCATCTTAGTGAGGTAGATGATACTCCTGGATATGAAAGATTAACAAAGATGCATAAGTCTGGTACTATAGAGGAAATAATTCCTGATGGTACTAAAGTGACTAAAGTAGTTGGAGATAATTATAATATAATTCTGAAGGATAATAATATCCATATTCATGGTAATTGCAATATATATGTAGAGGGAGATTCTGTTCAGTCATCTAATCATCTTACTCTTTTGCAAGAAAAATTAAATTTGGCATCTTCAGAACCAGATGATAGTGTAGTTTTAGCTACTAAATTGAAAGAAGTTTTAGGTGATTTAATAGATTGGTGTGATAATCATACACATAGTGTTCCTAAACATGATCATCCTATTCCAGATCATGATCATACATTTACTATACCTGCTCATAGTCATACTGTAGGTTCTCATAGTCATGGTTTTACAGGATCTTCTCATAGTCATGGAACTACTACTGCGGATGGATATGTTACTAGTGTTGGATCATCTTCTTCTGGAGGAAGTGTTGGTACTAAATCTGCATATAGTAGTGGAAATTCCACACAATGGTATTCTACTACAGATGAAAAGGAAGAATTGAAGACTGAAATAGAACCAGAAGTCACTTTAACAACTATTGAGACTCTTGATTTGACAAAAGAAAAGAATGATGATGAAATTTATTTTAGTGAGAAGGTAAAAATTTCAAGCAACGAGGATGTATAAATACCATATATATGGGAGAAGTATATGCCAATTGGAACTATTGATAGTTATTCTGATTTAGATATGAATTTAGGTTTTCATCCAATGACTAAAGATGTTAGAAAAAAAACTAAAGAAGATTCTATTAAACAATCTGTTAGAAATTTAATATTGACTTCTCCAGGAGAGAAATTGTTTAATCCCGGTTGGGGTTGCAATCTTAGAGGATTTTTGTTTGAACCTATTACTGATACTGTAGCTTTAGATATTAAGGATATGGTGAAAATTACATTACAAAATTATGAACCTAGAATTGAAGTTATTGATATTATTGTTTTACCTATGTTAAATAGAGATGGTTATGAAATAGGTTTATATTATAAGCTGAGAGAAACTACTACAGTTATTAATCAAACTGTATCATTAGCAGAGAGGGTAAGATAATGGCTGAATTAAATATTAGTGATCTTGATTTTAATAGTATAAAATCTAATTTTATTGAGTATATGGAATCACAAGAAGAATTCAATGATTATGATTTTGAGGGTTCTGCATTAAATACATTAATGGATTTATTAGCATATAATACATATCAAAATTCATTTTATTTGAATATGGTTGCTAATGAAATGTTTTTGGATACATCTACTACTAGAGAAGCGACAGTTAGTATAGCTAAACAGTTGGGTTATGTTCCAAATTCTATTAATGCTTCTTCTGCTATTGTTAATATTAACGTATCTATTCCTTATACAGGTAATGACACTGTTGAAGTTATTAGTATTCCTAGATATACAAAATTTACAGCAACACAAAATAATATTTCTTATGATTTTTTAACAAAAGATGTATACTCATCTAGTAGTTATATAGATAATAATAATATTAGAACATTTACATTAGAAAATATTATTTTAATAGAGGGTACATTATATGAATTTAATTATATTGTAAATATTAATGAAAATGAGCAGAGATTTATAATACCTGCTACAAATGTTGATACTGATCATTTATTAATAACTGTTGCAACATCATATGCGAATCCGAATGAAATTTTTACTTATACTATGACCGATTCAGTTACAGGTTTGGATGGTGAAGATTTGGTATATTTTTTGCAAGAAGTAGAAGAAGGTAAATTTGAAATTTATTTTGGAGATGGTGTTTTAGGAAAAAAATTGATTAATGGTAATCTCATAATGATTAAATATATTGTTACTAATGGTTCTGTTGCAAATAATATAGGTAGTACAGATTCTATATCAAATCCTTCCTTTTTATTAACTGATCCTATTCCTTACGGAAATAGTTCTACTGGTGATTCTGTTGTTAGTGTTGTTTCTCCTGCTAGTGGAGGTACTTCTGAATCTGAATCTATTGATTCTATCAAATTTAAAGCTCCTAAGGTATATGAAAGACAAGAAAGAGCAGTTATTGTTGATGATTTTGTTTCTATTATTCAAGAAAAATTTGATAATATTTCTGCTATAAAAATATGGGGTGGAGAAGATAATATTCCTGCTTTTTATGGTAAAGTATTTATTTGTATTAAACCTGCAGATGGTTTGAAATTGACTGATAGTGAAAAGTCTGGTATAAAGAGTATTATACAAAAGTATAGAGTTGTTACTATTAGTCCTGAGATAGTAGATCCTGAATTTATTTATATAGGAGTTAATTCCTTTGTTCGATATAATTCCAATTTAACAGTTAAAAGTGCTGGAACTTTACAAACAGAAGTATCTAATGATATAAAGATATTTGGAGTAGAACAATTAGGAAAATTTGATGTTGATTTTAGATTTTCAACTTTTACTTCTATGATAGATGATGTTGATGATAGCATTGTTAGTAATAGTACATCTATTACTTTAAAAAAGAAGGTATATCCTTTATTTACTGGAACAAAACAAACATTTAGTATGTCGTATTTTAATGCAATACAACCCGGTTCACTTATATCTAGCACATTTACTGTATATGGTAGTCCTTATACATATCATGTTGCTGATGATTATAATGGAGTTGCTGTTTTAATGCAAGAAGATGTTATAGTGAATACTGATATAGGTGATATAAATTATGGATCGGGTACTGTTTCTTTAAATCCATTAAATATAGAAGAATCAGAATTGGGAGATAATGTTAGTTTTGTTGTAATTCCATTGGGATCAGATGTTAAAGGATTTAATGATCAGGTTTTACTTATAGAAGAAGAAGATATTTTAATTACGGTTTTAGAGGATAATTAAGAATGTTAAAACATAGACATATTCTTTCTCCACTTATTAAAAGTCAATTACCTGAACATATGGTATTTGATTTTGATAAATTTGATGGAATGGATTATAGTAAATTTGTTCTGTTAATTGAACATTATTATAAATGGTTAGAAAAAGAATATGAACCTAATGTTGATTATTTTAAATCTGTTATAGTAAATGAGTTAAAAGATACTAAAATATTAGATGTTGAACCTGATATTGGTTCAGTTTATAAACAGATTTTAAAATTACAACAATATCGTGATATAGATCATACTGCATATTCTATGTTAAAAATGTTTGATGCTGAGTACGCATCTTCTATACCTGCTGATTTGTTGGTAGATCGTGTTAAGTTAATTAAAAATATTAGAGATTTTTATCAATCTAAAGGTTCTGAAAAATCGTTTGAGTTTCTATTTCGTATTTTATATGATACTACTATTGAATTGGAATATCCACGTGATAATATATTGGTAGCATCTGGTGGTGTATGGAATATTCCGTATTCACTTAGAATCTTACCTCCTACAGAAGTTGATGCAAATAAAACTACTATTGATGATATAGTAGCTATGGAAGGTTACCTTATTAAAGGTACTGCTAGTAATGCTACTACTATTATTACTTCTGCTAGAACTGTAATAAAAGAAAATATTACATATTGTGAACTTTTTATTGATAATAGTGAAATTAAAGGAGAATTTGAAGGAAATGAAAATGTAATATTTATAAGAGAAGACAATAGTATTGTTAATCTAGTTGACGGAACTGATCCAGTTACAGGAACTCTTTTATCTGGTATTGAAGATATTGAAATTATTGATGGTGGTTCTGGTTTCAGTGAAGGACAAGAGATTGAAGTTGATTGGAATCCTAATAAGTTAGAAGAAGATGGATCATATTCGATTATTGATTCGGATAATTCTTCTGGTGCTATTTTAAAAGTTTCTAAATTAGGAAAAGGATCTATTGAAGGTGTTAATATACATAATGAAGGTTCTGGATATAGTAAATTTGATCCTGTTTTTGTAGTTAAAGATTATTTTCAGACATATGATTTAAGAATTACAGAAGGATATATTCCTGATGATCTAATAGGTTTACGAATTGTAGGTAATAATACAAAAACTATTGCTGTAATTCGACAAGTAGATATAATAACAGGTAATATTTGGTTTGACGAAGAAGAAGCTAAAGGATTTCAAACAGACGAAAATGAACAAAGATGGTTTGGTGGAGAATTAGTTTATACGGAAAATGGTGAAGTAACATTTAGGATTGTTAAATCTGTTAAGCTTAAAGGATATGGTACTGATATATTAACTGTTGATGTAGATGATGATGGTGCTGTTACTACAGTTAATGTTATAGATGGTGGTAATGGTTTTGAATATATTCCTGCAGCATATATTAAATCCGAAACAGTTTTAGAAGATGGCACAGTAACTATTAGAGGTAGAGGTGCTAAAATAAATTTAACTAGTAAGAGTATTGGATCTCTTAAAGTTGTTAGTATAAAGTCTATTGGTGTTGGTTATAAAAAAGAAAATGTAGATCGATACATAATTCCGGGATTTCCAAGTGTTGATATAGAATTTAAAGTAGGAGTTATACAAAAATATTCTGGATTTGCTAGTGGTTCTTCTAATCTTAGTGGAATGGCTAAAATTCATGATGGAGTGTATTATCAGAACTATTCTTATGTTATTAAAACAGATATTCCTAGTAGTGAATGGAAAGATATAGTTAAAAAATTAGTACATCCTGCTGGTACTAGAATGTTTTCTTCTGTTGCTATTAGAATGAGAACAGTTCTTCCTTTTTCTTTTAGTGTTCCTGAGAAAACAATTACATTAAAGAAACATATTGATTATAGACAGATTCTTAAATATGGTTATCAAAGAAATAGAAAAACTGGAGCAATACAGGATATTAATGAATTTAGTTTTTCTACTATAGGTGGAAACGATCCTATTTTCTTTGCTACTGGTGGTTCTGGCGGAACTGCGGGTTTATCTTTTAATGTCAATGAGAGTGAACAGATAACATTGAATCCAACTTTGAGTATAGAACAGTTATCTGCTGGTGCTGCGTTGGAATTTGGTCCAGATGGTTCTATTAGTTTTACTAGAAATTTGGGAATAAGAGATGGAGAACCAGTTCTTGGAAATGACAGTATTGGTACCGAATTTAGTCATACTTGGCCTACTTTAAAAGCAGATGTTGGTGAAACTCAAGATGTTGGAGATATTGGTTATTATTATCAAGGTAGAGATTTTTCTGAAATAAAATTGCTATTAGGATGGGAGCGTAAAGTATTTCCATTAAAAATGTCTC